GTCTAGTAATAAGAGCTAGCTTGCCTGATGCTTTGTTGTTGTAATCAATCGTATGCCAGTCCCCTCGGGTTATCACACGCTCTTTAAGCAGAGTCATCTGATCATAATAGGACAGTGCTTTCTCATCGTTAGGAGATAGTTTCCAGAACTTCAAGGGAGAATGTCTTCTCTCGTGAATTCTAGCAGCCTGCTCTTCTTCGCTGATAGATAGCCAAAATTTAATCATGTGAACAGGCTGGCAGATTTCCCATGCTTCCACTGTTTCCATGAAGATTTTGTACTGCTCATCTGTGCACCACCCATTGATCTTCTGAACCATAGCTCGAGAGTACCAAGAGCGGTCGTAGAATACCATCTGAGGGCCAGAAGGCATCTTCGTTCTCCAATATCCCAACCAATTATCCATAGTTTCCTTACTAGGCTTGGCAGACAGCTGAACGCTAAACTTGTTCATAGGCAGATAGTGAGTGGCCTCACGAATAGTAGATGACTTGCCCGCAGTATCACGCCCCTCTAGCACCACTGCTACAGGTCCAAAGTTTTCGGACATGACGAGTTGGTTGAGTCGGGCTTGTTGCTGTTCTAATGGGGTCATCTACTTCTCCTAAATTATGTAACTATTATACTGGGTACTGCAAAATATGTCAAGAGATTTTTTGCTTAGTCTGTTTCACTAACCATATAATATCATCGGTTGCATACTTCATATATACCAAAGCTGCCATGGCTTCTGTGTGCTTTAAGCCTTCCATCTGCATACCGGAGTATGTCATAAAGATTTCGTACTGTGCTTTCGTCATTATACTATTTCCTCCCAAAAGAATTCGTCGCCATACATGCCTTCCAGCAGCTCTTCTAACGTAGCGTCGGCCCAATACTCTTCGCCAAAGCCACGAATTAATTCTTCTTTTGCTTCCGCAATAAGGTTGTGCCAGTCCATAGCCGTGTAAAAACTAAATGATTGGTCCGCGATGTCAAAGCTAACGTACTTGTATTCCATGTGTATCTTCTCCTATTTAATGTAACCATTATACTGTGTCCTGCAATTTATGTCAAGAAGTTTTTTCGTTCAAGCCAACGCAACCTACCTCCGGGGCGCGCCGCGCGGGGTTTTTCTGTCAAGATTTATTTTCTACAATTGTCTAAAATTTTCTACAATTATCGCACCCGTTGCGGGGTTTTCTACAATTATCTCACGTCTGCATAAGACTTGTCAATCTGCAATTAATTTGCGCAAACCCCGCAAAAACACTTGACTTTGCACTGCATTGCGCGTACAATGGCGCCCGCCCCACATGCTAACAGTTGTACTAAGGGGCGGCGGCGCCTGGGTACCTCTGCGGGGTCATCGTCGTACTACTACTGGCGCAGGAAGACCTTTGCAATCTCAAACAATTTTGCCCACACCCGCAAAAAAGACTTGACATTGCTAGCTTTTGCACTTAGTCTGG